GAAACATTAAAGAATCTGATTTTGAAACAAAAGAACAAATGATCGAACGTGTTATGCAGTGCGATCATAATTGTGGACAGTGCCAACAATACTGTCAGCAATTAAAAGAATTGTTGTATGAAGTTGAATGAAAGATGTTCTGGACGTGGGTTCGACTCCCACCTGGTCCACCAGAAACACATTATGGAGTTACCCGCTACACTACTAAAGGATCGCAACCTGTAGTAATATACAACGTGTGGTAGTGTGTTTCTGATGGGCCAGACATGGCTTCGACAGGGCAATGAGTAAGGATATGGACAACACGGTAGGCGATGACCGTAAATCAAGCAAATCAATAAATGCAAATGACGCATTTTATGGTGAGGATCGCCTAGCAGCGTAACTCACTTGGGGTTTGAGGGGGTGTACCTTATTACCAAAACACTCCCACCATTTATTATTGAACAGGTGACAAAATGCCTTTCGTTGTTGAACAAATCATTGAACAAAATACACCAGAGATTAATTCAAATCAATCTAATGAAACAATAGGTAAAGATCCTTTTTTTGTTGTTGTACTAGTATCTGCAATGATGTTGTATCTTTTTAGAGGATTTGTTTTTACTATTTTAAAGTTTGGTTTTTTTGCTTTTCTCGGTTTCTCATTACTTAAACTAATATAATGAAGATATATTTTTCTAATTATCGTGACCACTGGATTTCTCCATACACAATACTGGAGAAAGTTTTCTTTTGGCGTGAGATTGATTACGATGAACCAATCATCGAAAAACTTTCTGACATACTAGAACCAATTAGTGTAGCACTTAAAAAGTTTCTTGACTTTGTTCATCCACGAATCAATTATGTGAAGATTGATCGTTATGATACATGGTCAATGGATCATACACTTGCTCCTATCATTCTTCCGATGTTGAAACAACTAAAGGCAACAAAACACGGTTCTCCTATGGTTGATCTTGAAGATGTTCCAGAACATATGCGAACAACTACAACTGAAGATTGGGATCCGCAACGTACATTTGATTTTTATAAAGAAGATCCGAATGTTGGTGAACCACATTTTGGTGAGTACGCTAATATACATGATCGTTGGAATTATGTTTTGAATGAAATGATTTTTGCATTCGAACACCTTGTTGATGACTCATGGGAGAATGAATATAGTTCTGGTGTGATTGACACTAAATTTGTTCCATGTCCTGATAATCCAAAATTATCCACGATGGAAAATGGTCCTAATCACACATACGTATGTGATTATGATGGTTTGAAAAAAGTGTATGATCGTATGGATAATGGATTCCGTCTGTTTGGTAAATATTACCGTGGATTGTGGGATTAAAAGATACTAAATAAAAGACTGGCACTCACACACACAATCGCCAGTAATACACACACAGGAGAAATTATGAGCAATCTTACCCCATTCGAGATCCGTCTCGAACTTTTAAAAATGGCCAAAGAACTTTTACTGGAGGATTATCAATCCAGTAAAGAACGGCTAGTCAATGAATGGCAAGTGAAGGTAGAGTCCGCTAAACTAAACGGGCAAGCAATACCAGATCATCCAGCCTTTCCAACATATCCCTCAGAAACAGATATCATCAACAAGGCAGCTGCCTTGAATGGTTTCGTTTCGAATATTACAGCAGAAAAGACACAGAGCAAAAAGTCTGCCTGATCGGGACAAGAGGTGCATAAGCACCTCCCTAACTACTAAGGAGAAAATATGCGAAACACACTCGTTTCAAATTTTTTTATTTTAACAATCTTTGCAATCGTATTGAGTTTAGTCGGAATATTTGTTTTAGACAGAAAACCAGTTCAGATTGTATCATTAGAAAGTGCAGATATAAAACTGCATCACCTAACTTCTGACGCAAAGCGTGAAATCGCTTGTCTTGCAGAAAACATTTACTTTGAGGCAGCACATGAACCCGAAGCAGGTCAACTTGCTGTCGCATTTGTTACCATGAATAGAGTAAACAGTGGCAAATTTGCCGATACTATTTGTGGTGTAGTAAAACAAAAGATTGGTTCAACTTGCCAATTTTCATGGTGGTGTGAAACAAAACCATATGTTATGTCAACCAATCAAGTCTTGACAAAAACTAACAATCAGTTGTATAATAGAATTCAAGATATGGCAGTAAACTTTTATTTGAATCATGAACGAATGAAGGATCCATCTAAAGGAGCTTTGTATTATCATGCAGATTATGTCAACCCTGGCTGGAAACTGCCAAAAAATATTCAAATCGGTAGGCACATTTTTTACGGAGAAAAGAATGGAAGAAGGTATCTCTAATAAACAGAACACGGTATTGATAGTATGTCTGACTTTGGTCTTACTTACTTTTATATTCTCGTTGGTTTATTATTCAATTTCTGACAGAAAACTAATGGCGACAAACATTGAAGCCGCAATTGCAAAAGGTATCGATCCATTAGCAGTTCGTTGTTCATATGCAAAAGGAGATGATAATATCTGTGTAGCATATGCAATATCGAATAAATCAATTGACGCACCAAGACGATAAACTAAAAGGAGTATATTATGGCAGTACAACAATTGAGTATAAACTCGTTGAGTAATCCAGCAGATCAAAAGAAACTTCTTTCTCTGTTAAAGACTTGTTCAGATTCATTAACACGTATGGAAGCAGAGAAAGAACTAATCAAAGCTGAGATTGCAGAAATTTCTGAACAACTGGAAATTCCAAAACGATTACTGAACAAGTTGGTTCGTGTTTATCACAAACAGAACTATGATGAAGAAGTAACGACCAATGAGCAATTTGTCCAACTTTATGAAACGGTGGTGAAATAATGTCTAGATTTACATTTACAAATGAAAATGATTTTGACAATACACATGTCAATTATTCTTTCGATGCGGAAAGCATTCATGATGTTTTCGATCATATGAAATACTTTTTAAGAGCTTGTGGATACGAAGCTGCTGGTGATATTGGTTTGTTTCCATTTGTTGAAAGTTATGATGAATCTGAGCATCAAAAAGATTATGGATTCGACAATATTCCAAATAACAGTTGGCCGTTTGGCGAATCAAAACCATCTACAGAATCTCAACCAATAGATCATAAACAAGGATGGTATGAGTGGGTTCAACAAGAAGCGCAAGTTAAAAGTAGTATCCCTGCATTGACGACTGCTGATCTGGCACAAATTAAACCTCTCGATTTGTCATCGATGACTGTAACAGATTTGTCTACACTGACAACAAAATCTTGGAGTGAATGGTCACAACCAACGATGGCACCATTGACTTCACAACAAATTCAATCGTGGAGTTTGCCTAGTTTGGACATTAAATCATTGACTACAAAAGATATCTCAGCATGGTCAACTCCTATGCCAGGAACTATTGGTAGTGCTCAATACAAGTGGCCAGATAAAGATGCCTACTAAAGATGAGATGATGAAGTTTGCTCGTGCAATTGATGAACTGGTTGCACGAACAGACTATAATTACATAGAAGCGATTGTTGAACATTGTAAACAAACTGGACTTGAAATAGAAGTCGCTGCGACACTTATCAATCAAAATTTGAAAGCAAAGATTGAGAGTGATGCGATGGACTTGAATCTATTACCAAAGACCAATAAATTACCTATATGATTACTGCTTATGAAACCTTCCAACTTTACAATGCATTAAAATTACATTTTACTGGAAATTACGATTTCTTTAAGTACAATGGTAAAAGTAATGTGAGTGTTGATTCGTTTGAACGTCGAAAAGACAAGTATCATTTCTACAAACTGTCACGCAAGTATCCAAACAAGGAAGATATGAAAAACTTTCTTGTTGCGAACTTTGTCGAAAACGATCAAATGTGGGTTGGTGATTTGCTCAACGATGGTGCATATGATAATTACATGCGCCGTCAAAAAGTATTACAATCACTAACCTACAGTTTTGAGAACGATATTAAAAATGTTTTTGAAGGTGTTGAAGATAAGAATGCTCTGATGCGTTGTAAAGATGGAGATTATCCACCACTGTTACTGAAGTATTTACGTAGAGAAGTTCAAATTGAAACTCTATGTGTACTTGACATGATTCTCGGATTTGTCAAATCTTGGGATGATTGTATTGCAGAAACTATTCGTTGGCCTGGTATCAGAAAACGTATAGTTAAATATGAACCATTTATATCATTCGATGAGGTGAGGCTAAAACTTAAACTCAAAGAAATACTACAATGAAAAAAATACTCATTTTATTTGCACTGGCATCTGCGAGTGTATTTGCAAAAGAACCCTCTGTGATTCACATGGATGTCAGTAAGAATAAGATTGAATATAATTCTAAAATATCCGATGTACGTCCACTAGCCAGTATAACCAAGTTGATGACTGCAATGGTATCACTTGATTATGATGATGATCTGAATCGTCTGGTAGAACTAAAACCACTGGCTAGTACATCCTTGCCCAAACGCAAATATACACGCAATGATTTGTTTCATGCCATGTTGATTCGTAGTGATAATGGTGCTGCTGAAACAATCGCATCTGATTATCCTGGTGGTAGAAAGAAGTTCATCGATGCAATGAATCGCAAAGCATTGCAGATCGGTATGTTGAGTACATACTTCAAAGATCCCACTGGCCTAAGTGTACAGAATACAAGTACCGCAACCGATATAACAAATATGGTCATCGCAGCATCATATTATTCTGTGATACGTGAAACAAGTATTAAGAAACAGGCGTTGTTTGAAACACAATACAAGAAACGTATTCGCACTATCGCATTAAAGAATACCAATCAACCATTACTATTTGAATTTGACCAGATCATTATTAGTAAAACAGGATTTACTAATCCTGCAGGATGGTGCGTTGCATTGATGGTCGAAAAGAAAGAAAAGGTGGTGAGAGAAGAAGGTATGGTAGACAAAGTATCAAGATGGATTAAACAAACACCGAAAGAAGATGATTATGAAGTTCATCGCCACGTTATAGTGATATTAGGTGCGAAAAATAAACAAGATCGTATTGACAAAGTTAAACGAATAATGTACAATGAAATACTAGATA